CTGCAGTTCTTCGTAGTCGAAGCTGGGCCTGTCGAGGATCTTTGCCTGAATGTTTGCTGAGATTGCTTTCTTCTCAGCTCGGGTGAAGTCCTTAAAGCCGTGTAAACAGTCATAAAGCCTTTGTCTGGACATGCACCCGGCGTGCGCGAGTTCCGTCATGTTCTCGAAATAGTTGTTTAACGACGGATAGAGAGTTCCCTGTATCATGGTTGGTTTTTTGCAACCACAGGCTCAAAAAAATAAGAGTTGATTTCTTCGAGCGGGATCTCAAGAAGCTCTATCGCCTTCATCATAGTTGCACCCTTCCAATCTCTTCCTGCAAGGTAACGGCTCAGAGTAGACTCTTCCATATTCATAGCTTCTGCAAAGTTCTTCTGATTGCCGTATTTCTCGATGATGCGAGCTTTGAGCTTGTCTGTTTTGTACGCCATTTTCTTCCTCCTTTCTTGGTTTCCGTTTTGCAACTGATTAGATAATATCACACGGTTTCATTTTTGCAACCCCTAATAATTGCTTTTTTGCAACTGATATATTTTTGTAATATAATCAGGCTGAAGGAAGGTGATGATATGGTGGATATTAGGGAAAGAATAAAAGAGGCACTAGACCTCCGAGGGATGATGCCGATAGATCTTGCTCGTAAGAGTGGAATCAATAAAGGTTCTATATCTAAATACTTAAAGGGCGAGGTCATACCGAAGCAGAGCGCAATAGGAGCTATGGCAGAGGCACTAAATGTGCTTCCGTCTTGGCTGATGGGATATGACGTACCTATGGAAGCGGCGCTTCCGGAACCAGAACTGATCGACACGAGCAAACTGACAGACGCAAACCTTAAAAGGCTAGAGGCATACTATCAAGCACTAATAGACTCACAGGAAGACTCAAAATGATTACACCTAAATGGGACGGCCAGCGCTGGCGTATCAGAGTGATGCAGGAAGGGAAGACACATTCCTTCTCATCTGCGCTGCCTGGATCTAAAGGTCGAAAGGAAGTAATCAAAAAGTACGAACAATGGTACTACGGGGAAGGCTCCGGAGAGAAAACAGTTCTTCAGGTTTCTAAAGAATTTCTTTGCGACGTCAAAGCTCGTCGTGGTGAACAGTCCGAAGCATACAAACAATACGAGCGATATATACGGCTCTACATTGCCCCTAAATGCGCTTCTCGCAAATTATGTAAAATGACCTTACGAGACTGGCAGAGCGTCATAAACGAAGCGCAGGGGCGAAATAAGGCACTATCTGAGAAGACACTTAAGAATCTTCGCGGCATCATCATGGGAATTATTAAGTTCGGATATGAAGATTATCAATGTGAGCTTCTTCGTGGCGATCTCTACATTCCAAAAGGACATTCGAGAAAAGAAAAAGAGATCCTGCAGCGTGAAGATGTAAAGCGACTCTTGGAGCCCTCCGACCTCTGGTATTATCCTCTGTTCGTTATGGGATTGCTTACAGGCGCTCGTCCTGGCGAGCTTTTAGGCTTACAGCTCGACGACGTAACTCCTGATAGAATTATCATACGCAGATCAGTGAACGCAGCAGGGCTCATTACAGAGGGCAAAACAGCCAACTCAAAAAGAATGATTCCGCTCGGTCGACTTGCCCGATCTGTTATCCAGGACACAATCAAGAGGAATGACAGATATAACCTCCGAACGAAGTGGATCTTCTGCAGTCCGGACGGTTCAATGGGAACGCAGTCGACAATGCGAAACCACTGGATGAAGCTGAAAAAGGAACGTGATCTGCCAGGATCAGTTTACAGCCTCCGACATACCTTTATCAGTATGATGAAAAATGTAATGCCGGAGCAAATGATTAAGGACATAGTGGGCCACGCTGCCTCGATGTCGACCTTCGAGACATACGGACATATTCTGGATGGTGACGAGATCCGTGCAGCTGAAATAATTGATTTGAGCTTCGGACAAAATCTCGGTCAAAACGAGTCCACAACTGACGGACTTTGAGGGTTTTAAAAAAGCAAAGTCCACGACTGGCGGTCATTTTGTCCACTGGTGGACAAATCTCAAGGAGTTCGATTCTCCTCATCTCCACCAAAGAAAACCGCTCAACCACAAGGGATAGAGCGGTTTTAATTTTTCTCTTGGTCAAATCTTGGTCAAATGTTATAATCAAATTATCTTTCTTACACCGGTCTAGGGCTAAACCGGCTGCCTCCGTCTTTTTCTCCCGACGGGGGCTTTTTTATTTCCGGGCAAAAGAAAAACCCCTCCGACTATAAGCCGAAGGGGATCTTCCTTTGAGGAGTGTATGAGAAATCTAAAATGATTCCCTCCCAAACCTCTGCCACCGAAGTGACAGAGGCCTTGAATAAGGGAAAAAGCAAGACAAGTGTCTTATTTCAAAATTCTGTTCCAGGTCTCGAAGTCGCATATACCTGAGACAGACAAGTTCCGAGCTTTCTGATAATTCATAAGGGCATATTCTGTCCTATCACCGAAAACTCCATCAGTAACCAGACGCTTTCCGTCCTGGTCCTTGAAGCCGATCTCGTTGAGCAGCATCTGAATGGTCTGAACCTGTCCGCTTCTCGAGCCTTTTACAAGAACTGAGAGCTCAACGGTACAGGTCGACGGTACCGGAACAGGAGCAGGAGTGCTTTCATACTTGATGAATTTACTCTTACCCCAATAGCCCCACGAAGAAGCCTTAGATGTGATCGTTCCATAAGCGTGACCTTTGGCTTCGACCACAGTCCCGTCATTGTCAACGATGACACCCATGTGAGTCTTTTTTGAGGCGGTACCATTGAAAACGATGATTCCGATCTTTTCTTTGGGAAGAGAGCTGATCGAACCCTTTTCAGAACACTGTCCCCAGAATCCGTCTGCTCCATAGTCTTCGCTTGCTTTATAGGTCGGAGATTTATCGGTCATATTGTTAGACCATAAGAACCACTTCAGAAGCCCTGCACAGTCCGTGACACGCTTTCCGAAGTCGTCAGTGAAGCTGGCTTCGGTCCATGACTTAGGCGGGTAATATGAAGGATATTGAGCTTTTTTGGAATTATATAAGCTGCGGTCAGCTTTATTTCCAAACGTCCCGAACCAATAAGGAGCCCCGATGACTTGCTTGCAGAATGTTGCCAGGTTTGTATTGGTTCTCTCAATAGCCATAATCAGATCCCTCCGAGGAATGACTTCATAACCCACTGGTTGTGACCGATCCTGACGAAATCACCGTTCTCTTCCAGGATCTCGACTGTCTCATCCTTTGCGAGCTTGCCGATTTTTTCACACTTAACTCCCGGGCCTCTTCTGATCTTCAGACCTTCCTCGGGAATGACCGTTCCGAGCTTAACGGAGACAGTCTTTTTCGAAGTCTTCTTGACAGGAGCTTCTTCAGGAATCACTTCCGCTAAGTTCTCGTTTGCGACCTCATCGATGACAGGAGTCTCCTGAATCTGCTCGACTGCTTCTGTAATAGCTTCGGACTTCTTCGAAGCTGTCTTCTTTGATGTTCTCTTCGTTGTCTTCTTAGGTGTCTTTGATTCAGCCATTTTTCTGCTCCTTTCTATAAGCCACGTCTGAAATCTTGATGATAGTACCTGCAAGCGTTCCCAGACCACCGAGAACAGCTGTCACGATAGCAGTGGGATCTCCTGTCTGTATAGCTGTGATTAAGCCCAGGATGAATGTGCAAACCGGACCAGCTAAAACCATAATCCACTTTAAAACGTCGTAAACTTTGTTATTAAGTTTCATATCGGATGTCTCCTTCCTCTGTATATCTTTCTCTGGTAGTTTCCAGGATTCCGTTTTTTTCGTATTTTGACGGAGTCGCGAAGTAAGCTCTCAAGAACTCACCTACTTTCCCATACATAAACGATTGATCTGTTGTCGAGACGTAAGACGTGTCCGGAAGCGTGGTCAGGTCGTAGATCTTACAGTCTTTCATATAGCTGCAATCGATCTTGTACCAGTTTCCGTAATACGAGCGGAACATCTTCAGCTCCGGATTATCTTCGAAGAGCTTCTCCGCTTTGACACGATTTATCAGGAACGGAACATGAAGAGCGAAGCATAAGGTGTCCTTGTTATAGTTGAACAAGGTCCCCTTTAATACTTCGAGGCTCCGGATATAACTGGAGCCTCTCGGGAATTTTTTTCGTAGTTCTCGAACCCTTTGTTCGAGTGAACCACAGAAGTAGTTCACGTCACTCTTCACAGGATCCATGATGAAGAAGTCGTCGTTGAAGAGCCAGATGTCTTCAGTGAGCCTGTCGTCGTTCAGAGCTTTCCTGAGCGATTGCATCGAACGCTGCCACTTGGAATTCCCGACTTGAACGTCAGGAATGTAGATGTCAGGCTTGATGTCGTCCGGACAACCTCCGACGATGACGAGCTTTCTATAAGGAAAGTTTTGCACCACTGATCTGATAGAATACTTCAGCTCATCAGAATGAGATCCATTCTTGATGATATACACTATGTCATGCTTCATATAACCTCCTTTAGAGCTTGCCCTCATTCAATAATCTTTCATAAGTGGTCTTGATGTTCCTGTCTGCGATCTCCGTGTAAGAGTTCTTAAACTTCGGATTAGCTTTGCAGAATTCTTCATAAGTGTCGCAGTCATCGAGTTGCTGTCTCCAATATTCTCGGCTGTGCTTCATCCCGTTCAGGATCTCGTCATTGAATCTCAAGATGTGAGTCCTGGCTAAGACTGCAGCATTGTAATCGATCTTCCTTTCGAGGTTGTCGATCTTCGTTTCGATCTCTTTTGACTTGTCTTTCCGGGAGAAGCCAAAAGAAATAAAAAACTGAACAAAAGAAAACAGCCCGCCGGAGACAAGTATAAGAAGGACTTCTTTCATGACTCATCACCTACTTCCGTCAAGGTGTATTCGATCTGCATAGCCTTTGCAGTGGTCTTATGGATCTCATCTTCAGGATTATATAAGGTCGTGTTAACCATCTTGTTAGCAAGGATATAACGGGCCCTGCTTGCGGACTGGTAGTTCGACAGAGGGAAGACGAAAGACGAAAGTCTGTTATAAGAGCTGAAGCTATAACCCAGAGTTCCTGTGTTATAAGTAAGGATCGTCCCGCTCTTATATGATGCGCTTCCGATACCGACTACACCGTCACCGACGACAAGACTTCCTCCGATGACTCCAGGACGAAGATATGTGATTGTCGTATTCATAGGCATATACGTCTGGTCAGCCTGGTTCGTAATGTCGATCTTTCTCCATCCTGTGACCGGGATCTGACCATAATAGAACATGTTATTCTGGTTCGGGCCAGTAGGAAGATAGATCGTCCTTCCATCAAAAGGAATGGTGTTATAAGCCGGAGATCTGTCGTCGTTGTACTCGTGATACTTAGCACAAACCGGAGCGAAGTCGGTTTCGAGGTTGGTGATCGTTCCGGATGTTCGGAGCGTTCCTGTCGTGCAGTCAATAACTGCGTATTTAACCTCACTGTTCGAGTAAGAATACTCTCTATATGTTCCATAACCTGTGATATTTGTGAAAACCCACAGATATTTGTTCTCGTAATCGAACCAGAACGCAGGCTGCATGAAGAAATTGATCGAAGTGTCGACCGTGAACGTTCTTCTGAACTGAGAGTTATATTCAGTATTAGGAGACAGAGTGTCATATAAGCCAGCCTTGAAGAAAGCCAGTCTGCTTATATTGACAGTGATCTTTGTAGATGTTCTGTCTGCGTAGCTGGACTGATAATCTCCGGGCTCACCGATATAGAACGAGAGTGAATGTTCTTCGTCATACATCGCGTGAATCTCTTCCGCACTTCCTCTATAGGTATTTATATTAGGAAGTCCGCTTATATTTGAGAACGGCTGGAAGTTCTGAAAAGCGTCTGAGGTATTTCCGAGTCCTGCGTTTCCGGTGTCAGCGTGTGTGAGTGATACACCTCTTATATATCCG